AAANACCAATCCGCTGATCGACACCGGGGCTCTGCGGGCGGGCATCCGTGGCCGGGTGACCCTCGCTGGCCGGAAGGTATCCGACTGATGCAGACCCCCCCGGGCATGTTCACCGGCATGACGGCCCTGCGGTCCGCCGCAGGAGTCTACACGTCTGGGAAGTGGGTTCCGGGCGCGGAATCCACGATCGACCTCGTCGGAAGCGCCCAGCCGGCGACACCGAACGAGCTTCTACAGCTCCCAGAGGGCGACCGGACGAGGGCAACCATCGCCGTTTGGACCAACACGGCCCTGTACACCGCCAATGAGGGTACGGCGACCCCGCCTGACCGGATTGTCTGGGCTGGAGAGCAGTGGGAGGTGCAGAAGGTCAATCAGTGGGACCTCGGGCTTGCCCACTGCCACGTCCTTGCGACGAGGGTTGAGCGATGATCACCAAGGCGACCATCGAGGCCGCTGCGCGGGCGTGGGTTCTCGCATCGTCTGGGCTCGCCACAGGGAAGGTGATCTTTGCCAACCAGGATGGCCCGCGACCGGCTCCGCCGTACATGACGGTGCAAGTTATGGGCCCAAGGTCCGTCGGCATGGAGGACCCACGGGCGATCAGCTCCCTCGGCGTGCAGACGATCTACGGCGACAGGGAGGTCTCGGTCAGCGTTCAGGCATTCGGGACTGGCGCTGTGGACCTGGCCCGGTCGTCCGCGCAGGCACTGGCAACCGAGACCACGCGGGCGCAGCTCATCGCGGCGGGTTGCGGCCCGAGAGGGGCCGGGGTCCCCGAGGTGAAGGACTTGACCGGGCTCCTCGAAACGAGAAGCGAGGAGCGGGCACAGTTCGACGCGACCCTCGCGTTCACCGACACGTACACCGACAACGTTGGGCTCATCGAACACATCATCGGCGAGGGTACTTTCAGGAACCCGCCGCATGACGACATCGTCGTGCCGTTCGCGGCAGACAAGAGTTAGGAGGGCTTCATGTCCCTGAATGATCTGATCAACGTCACCATCAGCCGCGAAACAACGTCGGTGACGCGCCTCGGGTTCGGCTACGGGCTGATCCTTGGCGTGCACTGCAAGACGCAGAACCGCGTCGACTGGTACACGAAGAGCAGTTGGTCGACTGCGATGCTGGCCGACGGGTATCTGTCGACCGACGCGATCTACCTCGCCGTTCAGGCGTATTTCGCGCAGTCGCCGTGCCCAACCAAGGTCGCTGTGGGTCGAGTGCAGTCCGACCAGATCACGGTCTCCATCGACACCGTGACCGACCTCGCCGAGTACGGGATCACGATCAAGTGCGGAACGGCGGGAACTGCCCACAAGTACACGGCCGATGGAACGGCGACCCAAACCGAGATCGCCGACGGGCTCGTGGCGCTGATCAACGCCGGGGCCGAGGCAGCGTTTGTCACGGCGAGTAACGTTGGAAACGATGTCAGGATCGTGCTCGATGGGGCAACTCCGATGGTGATCACCCTCGCCGAGGGTGCAACGCTGATGACGATCGGAGACCCTGCAGGAACCATCGAGGACCTTGACACGGCGCTGGCTGCGATCGTGCTCGACGACAACGACTGGTATGCCATCGCTCCAGTCTCCAGAACCGCCGCCCAGCAGCTCCTCGCAGCCGCCTGGGTCGAGTCCAACGACAAGCTGATGATCATCGCGTCGGCGGACGCCAACATCGTCAATCAGACGGCGGGCGCTGATGCGACGAGCATCGCCCATTCGATCGCGGCGGCGAGCTACGTCCGATCGGCGGTGATCTACAACGCGCTGGCTGCGTCGAGCTACCCGGACGCAGCGTGGCTGGGGCGCTGTCTGCCGAAGAACGCCGGAAGCATCACCTGGGCGTTCAAGACCCTGACGGGGATCACCGCCGACAGCCTCACGGCGACACAACGAACCAACGCGCTGGCGAAGTACGCCAACGTGTACGAGACCGTCGCGGGCGTCTCGATCACGCAGATGGGGACGACGGGCGGGAACGAGTACATCGACATCACGCGCGGCATCGACTCGTTGCGCGCCGAGATGCAGGAGAACATCTACGCCCGGCTGGTCAACCAGGACAAGATCCCCTTCACCGACAAGGGGATCGCGTCGATCGAGGCACTGGTCCGGAAGTCCCTGGAGGACAGGATCGGCAACCCGTACAACTTCATCGCGTCGATCACGTCGATCACGTCCCCGCTCGCGGCCAACGTCTCGGCCGTGAACAAGGCCGCTCGCACCCTNCCCGCCCTGGAGTTCGTCGCAGTCCTGGCCGGGGCAATCCACGAGATCGAGATCTCTGGCGTCGTGACCGTGTAACCACAGGAGAGAGCAACATGGCAACGCAGACCTACATCCCCGCCGAGGTGGCCGTGTCCATCGGCGGAAACGTGATCGGCGGGTACGCCGATGGGACATTCATCTCCGTCGAGCGCGAGACCGACGCCTACACGAAGCACGTCGGCGCGGACGGGGAGGTGAGCCGGACGGCGAACGCGAACCGAAGCGGGACGCTGACCCTGACGCTCAAGCAGACGGCGAGTTCAAACCTTGTTCTGGGAGCCTACGCCAACCAGGACGAGGCGAGCCATGACGCTGTGTTCGACGTGCTCATCTCCGACAACCTCGGCAACAAGCTTTTCGCGTCCGAGGGCTGGATCAAGAAGGTGCCGAACCAGGAGTACGGCGACGAGCAGGCCAACCGGGAGTGGGCGATCGACCTGGCGACCGTCATCCAGGAATGGCCGTCGGCGTAGGTGACCCATGAGACATGACCACGAGCGCGAGATCGACGGGCAGACCTGGAAAACGAACGAGTTCCCGGCAACNGTTGGGCTGCGCCTGTTCGTCGGTCTCGCGAAGCTGCTCGGGGGGCCGGTGGGCAAGGCCGTTGCAGCCTTGCGCGGGGACGGGCTTGACGCGGGGGTGGGGGTTCTCGGGGACGCGTTGGAGTCTCTGACCGGCCGGCTCGACGAAGAGCAGGTGCTGACCCTCGCCAAGCGGTTGCTCGCGAACACCACTGTGATCGACGAGGGCGGGAAGCTGAGGGACGCTGCGGGCCAGTTCGACCTGCTGTTTCAGGGGCGATACCTGACGCTGTTCAAGGTGCTGTGGTTCGTCGTGGAGGCGAATTTCAAGATCCCTTTGAGCGGGTTTCTCGCGGCGGGGGCATCGCAGGTCAACGCCGACGAGACAGGAAAGCAGTAGACCCCCGTGTGGTGCTCGGCGGGGCCAACGGGTCAGACATCTCGGAGGAATGGCTGGTGTGGAGGTTGGTCCTATCGCGCATTTCAACGCTGACCGAGCTGGACAGCTCGTGGTCTCTCGATGACCTGATCCGCGCCAACCTTGCCCTCACCCTTCAAGAGTACGCCTCTGGAGGCGAGGAGTAGCCCATGGCCGGGTCACTCACCATTCGCGAGTTGATCACCCGCTACGCGTTCAAAACAGACACGACGCCGATCGCCAAGCTCGATGCGGCAGTCGCAGGGCTCAAGACTCGCATCGGGAACGTCGACAGCAAGATCATCGGGGCGTTCACGAGCATCGCGAAGTACACAGCCGTCGGGGCTGCAGGGTTTGCCGCAGCGGCGGTCAAGCTTGCTTCCAGTGCGGGAGAGTCGGAGGACATGTTCCAGGCGGTATTCAAGGACATGGCTGGAACCACGCGAGCATGGTCCGACGATCTCGCGAAGTCGATGGGGCGCAACAGCTACAAGATCCGCGAGTTCGCCGCAAACCTGCAGGACACGTTTGTCCCTCTCGGGTTCAGTCGCGAGACCGCTGCAGAGCTGTCAAAAAACCTGGTTGAGCTTGGCATGGACGTGGCGTCGTTCAAGGACAGGAGCGAGCCCGAGGTGATCCACGCATTCACCAGCGCCCTCGTCGGAAACTCGGAGGCTGTCAAGGGGCTGGGCCTTGCGTATACCGAAGAGGATCTGAAGGCCAAGATTAAAGAGCTGTCAGGCTCGATGGCCGGCTTCAGCAAGATGGGGATGCAGCAGCAGAAGATGCTGGGCAGGTACTATCTCCTACTTCAGCGCTCTGGTGACGCGCATGGCAATGTAACACAGACTGCCGGAAGCTTTGCCAACATGGTCAAGCGGCTGAAGGCCCGCATCGAGGAGGTGACCGTCAAGATCGGCATGAAGCTGCTACCCGTCGTTGGCCAATGGATCGCGATGGCAACGAAGTGGATCGACGCGAACGAGGAGCTGATCAAGCAGAAGGTCGGCGAAGCCCTGGAGGGCATGGTCTCTGTGCTGAAGGTCATCGCCAAGGTCGTGGCGTGGCTCGTCGTGAACTGGAAGGTCGTCGTGGCCGTGGTCTCCGTGTTCGTCGGGGGCCGAATCCTGTTCGGCATAGCGTCGATGGCGAAGAACCTGTGGGGGATCGTCGGAGCCCTGAAAGGAGTCCTCGGCGCTGGGCAGGCGGCAGCGTCCGGGATCAATGCGGCTGGTGGAGCTGCGTCAACAGCAACCGGAGGCATCGGGGGGCTTTTGGCCAAGGTGGGCGCGGCAGCGATGGCGTTCAAGGTCGGGTGGGACATCGGGACTAAGATAGACGAGTGGACCGGGGCGTCAGAAAAGTGGGCAGAGGCGATGATGGGCCCGCTCCGCGCCGCGTCGAAGGCCAAGCTGTTGGTCTACCAGCAGACCGAGGGGTACAAGCGTCTCGTTGAACAGGCGCAGATGTACAAGGACCTCGCTGCGAAGGGGATCAAGTCGGTCGGCGTGGAGGGCGGGGGCCGGATGGAGCTGACCCAGGAGAACATCCAGAAGCGACTCGCTGCGCTCGCCGGGAAGCTCGGAATGTCCCCGGATGCGGCAAAGAGCGTTCTGCCTGGGCTGACGTCAGGTCCGACAGCACCTGGTACTCCGAATGGCAGCAAGGCGGTAACGGTTGCACCGGCGCAGATCACGGTCAATGTCCCGCCTGGCACCCCCGCCTCGCTCGCCCAGAGGGTCGCTGGTGCGGCCGGCGATGCAACAACCCGGTCGATGCGCAACGCACTGGGAGACGTGACCCGATGAACAACGTTCCCCTGATCAGTCTGATCGTCACCGAACCGCTCTACACCGGGATGGAGGACGTGATCACCGAGATTCCGCTAGACGCGCGCCTGAGCAGCTCGTACCGCTTCAGCGCCCAGGTGACAGAGTTCCCTGTCGAGTCTGGGGCGAAGATCACGGACCACGTACACCTTGACCCCGAGGAGGTAACACTAGACGGGCTCGTGTCGGACACACCGATCATGGAGATCCCCGCAACCCTGCGCCTGCGTGGCGACAACGAAGAGACGGCCAGCGGATCGCGCACACAGTCGGCTTTCGACGCGCTCCACACGGTATGGAAAAAACGGCTNCTTCTTACCGCCGTGACGGAGTACCAGGTGTACGAAGACATGATCCTCNAATCGTTCGAGGTCCCCAGNTCCACCGACGANGGCGGGTTTCGCTTCTCTGCGACNCTANAGCAGATCGTGANCGTGGAGTCGATGACAGGCGCTCTGCCGCCCGATGTAGTCGCACGGCTCAAGCGCCGGAGTAATAAGAGGAAGGCGGCTGCTGGGGGTGGGGGGAGCGTCAAGATTGAGAAGTACTCGTCTCAGAAGGCCGCAGCTCAGGCAACGGGCAAGGCGTCGACGAAGACGGCAGACGCAAAGACGTCGTCAGCTGCAGCAGGGGCCGCGTCGAGGCACAGGAAGGTGGCGTGATGTCGATCGTCGAGATCCAGGTGCATGCAGAACTGCCGAATCACTCGCTGGTCGTTTCGCTCGACGACACCGATTACAGGATGACCCTGTGGTGGAACACGCGCGACGCGCGGTGGTTCCTGTCCGTTGCATTGGCCGACGGAACGGCGCTTGTGTCCGGGGTTGCCGTTGTCGTCGACTACCCGCTGCTGCAGCGGTTCGCTTCGGTCGATCTTCCACCGGGGATGCTCCTCGCGGTGGACACGACCGGGAACGGTGTCGAGATCTCCCAGCAGTCCGACCTCGGCGATCGCGTCCGGCTCACGTACATCCCACAGGCGGACCTGTAACGTGGGCGTGCAACTGTTCAACAGGCGCTGCCATCTTACCGTCGCTCCGCTTGATGGTTCGGAGGGGATCGAGATCTCCGGCCTGCGCATCGTGTTTGACGTGAAGCAGACCAGCACGTCGGAGGCGAACACCGCCGTGATCCAGGTCTACAACATGGCAGCGGCGAGCCGGGGGCGAATCCGGACCAGGGACCAGGGCGTCGAGCTCCGGGCCGGGTATGACGAGCTTGAGCAGCAGCTGTTCGTCGGGGTCATCAAGCGGGTCGAGCACCGTCGTGAGGGCACCGAGATCGTCACCGAGATGGAATGCAAGGATGGGGGAAAGGACCTCGTTGAGCCGGAGTTTCGTCTGTCCTACAGCAGAGGGACAAGCCGGCGGACCGTGGTCGCGGACATCCTCGCAGCGATGCCGCACACAGCCCGGGGCAAGATGTCGGCCGATGGCCTGGACGGGGCCTTGAACGGGAGGATGGCGTTCAGCTCATCGGCGAAGCAGGCGCTCGACCGCCTGGCCCGGTCCTGGGGCTTCGAGTGGTCGATCCAGGATGGTGCGCTCCAGATCTTGGACCCCGACGGCACCGTCCAGTCGCCGGAGCTGGCGTTCGTACTGAACGAGTCGACGGGCCTGATCGGCTCACCGTCCGTCACCGGACGCGACTCCGTCGGATTCGAGGACTCCAAACCCAAGAAGGGGAAGGCCGCGTCGACAGCCGCCGTCAAGCGAAAGACTGGGGCCCGGTTCCAATCCCTGCTGCTCCCGTCGCTTCGCCCCGGCGGGTACGTCCTGCTTCAGAGCGAGTTCCTGGCCGGTGCGTACAAGGCCGAAAGCTGTGAGCACAAGGGCGACACCCATGGGCAGGACTGGACCACGGACGTCGAGGCAAAGCTGCTATGACTCCGGGCCAGCCCAACCTCACCCAGCTTCTGGAGGCCGCGATCGCAGCCGCGGGGGAGGACATCCGGGTGTGCATCCCCGGGGTGATCTCCAGCGTCTCGGCCGACCTCAAGACGGCCAGCGTACAGCCCACCGTGCGCCGCGCAGGGGCCGATCATGCCGACCCCGTGCTCCCGGCGGTCCCGCTCCTGTTCCCGCGCTGTGGGGCGGCTCGCATCACCTGGCCGGTCGCTTCCGGTGACCCCTGCATCATCCTCTTCGGCGACCGCTCACTCGAAGAGTGGGAGTCGGGCGGCGGTAGCAAAGCCATCGAGCCCGCCGACCCGCGTACCCACGACATCACCGATGCCCTGTGCATCCCAATGGGGCGGGGCGGGTCTGGCGTCAGCCGCTCGTCCGACGTGAGCATCGCCATCGACGATCATACGGCGGGGACGGCGGAGCTACGGCTGCTTGCTGACGGGACCGTCGCTCTTGGGAACACCCTGCGGGTCGGTGGTTACAAGGAGTTCGACGGGACAAACCAGCAGTTTAGCGGCGTTGCCGAGCTGCTCGGGCTCGTCGTCGAGCTTGTCGACGTTCTCATGTGGAAGCTGAGCGACGGAAAGAAGCTCGTCGCCGGCACACCGGACGGAAACACAACGCCCTGCTGCCTCACCGAGATCGCCTGGAACGCGATTGCTCCGATCCGCGCCAAGCTCGACGCTCTCAAGGGGTCACTCTGATGATGACCCACCTCCTGTTCTTCGGCTCCAACACTGCGATTAAGCGTTGGGACTCCGTCACTGGGGCCTGGACCAACCTCGCATGGCCCAGGCCCTGGACCTACACCAGACCGTACTGCTTCAGCGGCCGCTCTGATGACCTGTGGGTTGGGCTGAATAACTCGCTCGGCTACCCATGGGTACACCACTACGATGGATCTACGTGGACACTGCACACGCTGACCGCCGCGGGAACAGCCTCGTCGTATGGCACAGTCGGGGCGATCTTGTGGGTCTCGCACACCGAGGTCTACTGCGTCGCCAACAAGTACACCGGGAGCTCCACAGCGCTGCTGATGAAGTGGGACGGGGCGACGTGGTCTGTGCTCGGGACGACTGGATCCTACGGGGTCAACTGCTCCCTGCACCGTGACTCGCTCGGGCGGATCTTTGTGGCCGGCGACTCGACATCTGCCGGAGGCTGGCGCTATTGGATGTGGGACGGCTCGACGCTTCAGGCGCTGAGCGATGGCGAGGACAGCGCGTTTGCCAACGTCACCGGGCGAGGACTCGAGATCTGGTTCTCCCACGGCAACGGCATCATGCGCGTCGGCTCGCCGGAGGCCGGTTGGTCGACGGCTTTCAATGATCCGAATGTGTTCGCGCGCCAGTCGCTGGCACTGTCCGCGAGCTACCTGTGGACGTACTCGACGAGCTGCAACGTCAATCGCAGGGATTTCCCGAGCCTCGGCAACCTTGCGACGGAAGCGAGTGGGGCCAGCGCCAGCTACCCCATGCTGGCGGTGCTGGGCGATGGGGATTACGTGTTCGTTGGGCACGACTCCGGGCTCCGACGCAAGGTTGGGCTGGGCGGCGCGTGGTCGACCATCATCCTAGGGTCGGGGGCGAACGCCCTCTGGGGATACACTGTTGACGACCTGCCCCCCAAGCTGCGCAACACATCGCCAGGATTGGGGGAAACCGCATCCCCCGACTGTAGCATGTACTTTGAGGTGTACGACGAGGAGACCGGGGTTGACCTGTCGACGGTAGAGGTCGAGGTCAACGGGTTCCAGGTCTACGCCGACAGCTTGCAGAAGAACGGGTGGATGGTCGTCGTGACGGCCCTAACGGACGGGTACAGCTTCCTATGTACTCCACCCTCCGTGCTGCTCGGCGCGCTTGTCTTGGTCGACGTGCATGCCGATGACATAGCTGGCAACACGATGGACCGCAGCTATGCGTTTTTCCTGACGACCGAGGATGAGCAAGTGGACGACGACACAGACTACATGGACCTGTACCTGACGACCGATGGGCACGACCTAGCGGTCGAGAACTACGATCTGAAGCTGGTCGCGGGAGTCGACGCAGTCCGGCAGCGCCAGGCGGTCGCCCTACGGCTGTTTCTCGGCGAGTGGTTCCTGGAAGAAGACGCCGGGATGCCGTACTATCGCGACGTGTTCATCGCTAACCCAAAGAGCCGGGTGATCGAGGCTCTGTTCCGTCGCGAGATCTTGGCAGACCCGCAGATCGAGCGGGTAACCGAGTTCGCCATGAGCATCAACAAGGCGACGCGGAAGGTCTCCGTTGATTACGAGGCGGTCAGCTCGGTGGGAGTCATCGAAGCAAGCGACGTGTTTCCGTAGGGGCGCATCATGACGACGTACGGTGTCACAGCGACGGGGTTTGTCAGAAAGAGCCTCGTCAAGATCAAGGAGGACCTGGAGGCGGCGCTCAAGTCGGCCTTCGGGAACAACATCAATCTCGCCACCACGTCGGTGTTCGGCAAGCTGGTCGGCACGCTGGCACAACCAGCAAGCGACCTGTGGGAGCTCGCCGAGGCGGTCTACAACGCCATGATCCCCAGCTCGGCCGACGGGGTCAGCCTCGAAGGTTGCTGCGACCTGATCGGCATGGCCAAGAATGCCGCCGTTACCAGCAAGGTTACCGTTGTCGTCGAGGGCACGGTTGGAACGGTGATCGCGGCCGATTCGAAGGTCGCAACAGTGACCGTCGGCGATCAGTTCGAGAGCATCGACTCGGCCACGATCGATGCAGCGGTCGCCGTGCGGAGCAACACGGCGCTCGTCGGAGCTGTCACAGACGGCAAGGTGTATACGATCACGATCAATGGAAACCCCTACACGTTCACCGCGACCGTGCCGACGGATGACGAGGATGATGTCAGCGCCGGGCTCGCGGTGGCGATCAACGCAGGCGCAGACCCCGTGACCGCAACCGATCTCGCTGGCGGGCTGGTGCAGGTCGATGGAGACGATGACGCCGACGGACTTCCGCGACCATTCGCGCTCGTTGTCAATGCGAACCTGTCGATCAGCACGGTGGGGAACTTGGTTGCGTTCGAGAGCAGCGTCGCTGACGCGATCATCGCCTACGCCGGGACTCTGACCGAAATCGTCAACCAGGTCGGCGGATGGACGGCGGCATGGAACCCACTTGATGCGGTTCTGGGCAACCCGGAGGAGACCGACGCTGCACTCAGGGACCGTCGGACCGCGTCGCTTGCAAGCCCAGGCGCTGGTACATTGGATGCGATTTACGCGTCCATCGTATCCATCGACGCTGTGATCGCCTGCGTTGTGATCGAGAACACGACGGACGCTGTCGATGCGAACGGGCTCGCCCCGCACTCCATCCATGCCGTGGTCGAGGGCGGCGCGGACGCCAACATCGCAGCCGCACTGTGGGCGCGCAAGGGCTCGGGGATCGCCCTGAACGGGGCAGAGAGCGTCGCGGTCAACGACTCGCAGGAGTTCTCCCACACGATCTTGTTCAGCCGGCCGACGCCGGTCCTGATGTGGGTCAGGGCAACGTATACCAAGTACGCCGAGGAGACGTTCCCGGACAACGGCGAGGCCACGATCGCGACGAGCTGCCTGGCTACCGGTACCGCGCTGTCGGTTGGTAGCGACGTGCTNCCCGACCGGTTCAANGGGCCGGTGTTCTCCGCTGTGGCCGGTATCGGGGTGCTGGTCATCGAGATCGCGGTTGACGACGGGTTCGGTGCTCCTGGGGCGTACCAGTCGACTCCGCTGGCGGTTGCGTTCACCGCTCGGGCGACGTTCGACTCTGGCCGGATCACCGTCGTGGAGGCATAACCGTGGCTGCATCGTACCAGGATGACCACGCGTCGGAGGTCCTCGCCCTGCTCCCGGGTCAGTTCGAGGAGAGCGCCCTACTGCGCGCCCTGGTGGCGGCGAGTGTGGGCCCCTCGGACCCGACGACATGGGGCATGCAGGAGCTGGAGGATGTGCTGTGGGACATGCTCACCCTCCGGTGGCTGGCATCGGCGAGCGGGCAGCAGCTCGACGACCTCGGGGTGGTTCTGGACGTCCCGCGCCCCTCCAGTGATGACGACGAATACAGGGACCTGCTCTACCTGCAGGTCTTGATCGACACGTCGCTCGGCGATCCGGAGCGCATGATCGCCATCGTACTGCGGGCAAGTGGGGCAACCCTGGTCCATCAAATCGAGCATCCTCCGGCAGCGCATTCGTTCTACTGCCACCACATCAGCAAGTTTGCATGGCTTGCCCGGGCCGCAGAGGCGGCGCTTGCCGGGGTGCGAACGGTCATCACGGGCAGCGAGACCTTTGACCCGTTCGTGTTCGGGAAGGACAGCGATGCGGCTGGCGCGCTGCACGGCGACGAGCTACCGTTCGGCCACGGATGGGGCGAAAGCGGCGCGGGGAATGAGGATATCGGCGGAGACTTCACAGAGCTGTTCGTTCAGGAGTAGACTGGAGAGACCATGGCAGGCGTGAGACCAACCGACGGACTTCCAGAGTGGGCATCGAGCGACGTTGTTGACCCGACGTCCGGCCAGAACAACAAGGTTGAGCCGCCGGCCGGCTGGAAGTCGAACGGCTGGAGCTATCAGGAAAAGCCGCCGAGGAACTACGACAACTGGCAAAAATGGCAGTACTACAAGTGGATCGAGTACCTCGACCTGGCCTGTGTTCGCCCGGCGACCTACTTCGTTGCCGCCTCCGACGCCACGGACGAGTCTCGGGCCCACGCCGACGCGGTGTGCGATGGGGTCAGCGACGAGGCCCAGCTTCAGGAGGCGCTCAGTGCGATCGCCGCGGCCGGCGGGGGACTGCTGCTGCTGAGCGAGGGCACGTTCACCGTGAACGGCGGTCTCACCATCGGCATCTCGGTGCACATCCGAGGCGCGGGGATCGGCGCGACCGTGATCAAGGTCGACGCTGCCGCATCGACGGACTTCGCAATCCTGTCAGCGATCAACAAGACCGAGATCTCGGTCGCCGAGCTGAGCATCGACGGGACCGGCGGCTCCGTCGCCCAGAACCACACGGGCATCCTGATCGACACCTGCTCCGAGGTGACGATCCACGACGTCCAGGTTTTCCAGATCGCCTATGACTCCGGCCTGTACACCGGCGGCAACGGGGCGGGCGTCAACATCGATGACTCGACGCAGGTCACCCTGTCTCGGTGCACCATCAAGAACAACGGCGGGATCGGCGTCATCGTCTCTGGCGCATCGCACAGCGTGATCATAGATGCATGCAACCTGCAGACTAACGTGGTGTACGGTGCGTTCCTGACCGGATATGGCGGTGTCGTCAGTTCATGCGTCGTAAGGGACAACGGCGACGCCGGGATCTTGGTCAGTGGAGAGCGCTGGAGCATCGTCGGATGCGACATCCGCGACAACGACGGAGACGGAATCGAACTCGCTGGCGCATGGATCATCATTTCCGGCTGCAAGATTTTCGGGAACGGGTTGCATGGTATCGATATGAGTACCGTCGACTGTTACTCCTGCGTCATCGACATGAACATCATCGAAGGAAACAGTCAGGGTGCGGATAACACGTCGAGCGGCATCAATATCACCGCCGATGTTTCGGGATGCAGTATTCGTGGAAACGTAATCCACAAAGGCGCTGGCGTGAACAAGCATAAGTACGGAATCAGTGTGGCTGGTGCGCCGAACACGTCAGTAATCCACGGAAACTACATGATCGACGCCGGGAGCACCTTACCATTCAACGGCACGGCGAAAACGGACCCGGAATGGGTGGGCTCTGCCGCCGGTACTAACGTGCAGCACGACATCACGAGGGCAAATCACATCGCCTAGCAGGAGAACACGATGCCTCAGACTGGATACCCACAGGGCACACCATCGGCTCGGTCAATTGATCCAACGATGGTCGCAGACATCGCGGCCGTCCGTGCGACACTCGAAGCGGACATCGCCGGCAGAATCAACGCCAAGGCGAACGTGCCGGTCCAGATCGCCATCGCCGACGCCAACAGCACGCAGAGTGCAGCGTTGCCCGTTGGTAGCTACGTTGTCACGAGCAACGTGGATGTTGCCATCCGTGTGGCCTCATCCCCAACGGCAGTCACCACCGACGACCCGCTGTGGGCCTACTCCTACCGTCGAGTGGTAATCGAAACGGCCAATGACAAGGTTGCCGCCATTCGACTTGTGGCCACGACGGGTGTCGTGACCCTGACGCTAGAGGGCTGAGCCGTGCTGTACAATCAGCGCCCACTGGTGATGCGTTTCGCGTTGTCCGCCTCGCCCGCTGCCGGTCTTGTCATCACTGCCGCTGCTGCAACTGATGACGACTTTGTGTGGCGTGGTCCGGGAGGTTCGTTCATCGGCAAAGCTCCGGCACTCGGCAACTTCGTCGTTGGTGCCTATAACTTACGGTCGCGCCAGTGGTCGGCCGTCACCACGCTGAACTGGAACACAAAAAAACTGATTGGGAATCTGGCTCAAGTGCTCAATCCAGTGTCAAGCAGGTTGACCGGATTGACCTATCTGAATCTGAGCAGTAATCAGCTCGCCGGTCTTCTTAGCGATGTGACCTTGCCGACCGGATTGACCTATCTGATTCTAGCCACCAATCAGCTCGCCGGTCTTCTTAGCGATGTGACCTTGCCGACCGGATTGACCTATCTGAATCTAGCCGTTAACCAGCTCTCTGGCTCATTCGGAGATGTGACAATTCCCACCAACCTTGTCACGACCTACGTCAACAGCAATCAGCTGACCTATCCGTCAACCGGCAAATGTCTATCGACAGTCACGAAAAATTCGGCAAAGTGGTACATGCTGAACAACGGTATGGTCCAGGGGCACGTCGATAATGTGCTTGCCGACCTTGTCACATCTGGCACTACCGGCGGGACACTCAACATCGCTGGCACCAATGCTGCTCCATCTGCGGCCGGATTGGCGGATAAGACAACGCTGGAAGGACGTGACTGGACGGTGACGGTGACGGCATGATCAAGACAGCCCCACACATCCCAATCGACAAAGACATCCCAACGGTGGCGTTGTCGACTTGGCCAGCCGACAAAACGGTCGCGCATAGCGAATGGAGCGGCAAATCCTGGACACTGGTCCACGACGGAAAATGCATCGTGGTACTGCATGGACCGGAGGCCATCACTGGCACCGGCAACTCGAAGCATACGATGCTCTGCGGTACGGAGTCAGAGCTGCGTGCGGAGATCAAGCGGCTGGGGCTGATCTCCTCCGATGACGATACGGTGAAGACCGCGACCGTCGAACCGAAGCCCGAGGTGATCAAGTGACGGAGTGGACGAGGCAGATCATCGGACCGTCGACGCTTGCCATCGTGCTGCTCGCCGGATGCGCCAGCACATCGCTCAAGAC